ATCTGCGGTAGGAGTTGGGTGAGAACCTCTGCTACCTTGACGGACGGGGTTCTGTCTCCGCCTTCACGGGAGTTAAAGACGTAGTTGTAAACGAGCTTCGATGCGCTTCCACGGATATTCTGTTGCTTGACCTTCCCGTCTCTGATGCTGTCATTTTCAACCTCAAATCCAGCTTCCTCGATAATATGGTCAGGATACTGCCCCATCACTGAGAGGTAGATTTCTCCTTGCTGGAGGGCTACTGTGGCCTTATACAGGTATCGCTTCTTGGCTGCCAGACCTTCGTCGATCGCCTTGGAAATGAAATTGTAAAGGGTGTTGATGGTGTTGGCAATTTCAAGGATCTCTGTGGCTGATGTTACTCTGGGGCTTGGTTGCCCCTGCTCTTGAGGGGAGAGGTTTAGGCTTCGCTCCGCAAATACGTTCATCTCGATCATGGCCCGAAGGATGTCGGAGATTGATGTGGATTGATTAGCCTCTGTGAGTTCAATTGTCCGTTGGTCAACCCCAAGTGCGCCCTCCTTGTCAGCGTCGTATTCAACGACAATTGGCTTGGCGGTGTAGAGGTCTCCACTGAGGAGCCTGCGGACTTCAAGAATCTGAGATGCGTCCATCCGTCCGATGTTTACAGCAACGACCTTAAGTAGGGATTGCTTCATCGTGAACAGCATTTGAGTCATCAAATTACTGATCTGGTCCTGCCATGGCATGATCTCGTGGGCAAAGGAAATATTGAAGAGCCTGTTGTCCTTCTCGTTGTAGCCGTAGTATTGGGCAGGGCAGTCTGGCATGATTTCAGCAAACACGCAGGTTCGCTCGCCCGTGAGAACGAATCGTATCCATACGGGATATGGGTAGTTTCCTAGCCCATAATCAGCAGGGATCAGGCGCTTGTAGAAGGCGGTCTGCACAAGCGGTAGGCTGCTTTTCTCTTCCGTGCTGAAGACTCCGATGTTGTTCTCGCGCTCGTTCTTTGCGGCTGGGTCGTCTATTAAATCGTGCTCGGCTGGGATTTCAAGAACGTCAGGGAAGTAGATTTGGAAATACGGATTATATTGCGAGTAGAGATTCGCGAAGCTTCCTGAGATGTCAACGACATCCCGGTTCCAGTATTCCGTGTTCATCTTTATCTCGTCGTGCTTTACGAGTTCCCAGTAGCCCAAATATTGGCAACCACTGTCAGAGTTAATTGACGAAAGTGGGCTGGTGATGTCCCAGAACACGCGACTTGGGTGTGGAGATACAAACGGGACGCCCTCTTTCTCAACATATTCTTCAGGTTCCCCATCCTCGCCTAGCCGATACTGCTTTTGGCAGTCCCACGCGCAAGATGCAAACTCAACTACCCTAGGGTAAAGCAGGAAGTCCCTGATGTTCTGGCTGAGTTGGTGGCGGAACCCGTAGTCGTTTGCCATAATCTCCATCCGCTGGGAGGTTATGTCGGAGAGCAACTGAGCTGTGTAGCTCCTGGAATAGGTCTCGTATTTAAGGAACGGGTATGCGGACAGATACTTCGAAACCTGCGCGGCTTGGCGGCGCTGGATAAAGGATCTCACCATATTGACCTGAGTCTCCATGAATTTGCCGAGTTCGGGCTGCTTGAACTCCCCCTTTTTTTCATCGTATTCGCAATACTTTTTGAGTTCGTCGTCAGTGATGCCGGAGGCCTCGCACTGCGACTTGAATTGAACCATGTCGATCTTCCCTTGCGCGAACATCACAAGAGGGATTATTTGTTTATTAAGGATGTTGCCATCCCATGCAAGGTCGGCAGAGGTGAAGACCTCATGGTTGCGTAAATTGAATTGAATGCCCTCCAGGATCCTCGACGAGAACTCCTTCTCCAGGCGCTCGCGGTGCTTGTAATCTTCGGTGTTTTCATCCGCCGTCATCACCTGTCGGATGCGATCCTGCGTGGTGCCAAATTTCTTAAGAACTTTAAAGTCGATCATATTTTACTTGGACGAGGGTGTGGGGCATAGTAGCCCTTGGTAATTGCGATTTGGTGCAGCAGCAGGGAATCCTGTCGGTTCATTGGCTTGCGCATTCGGCATAATAGGGATCGGACTGGCAGTCGCAGCAGGGCGGCGAGCTCTTCCAATTCCATTCGTGTTACGTAGCATAAGTCTAATATTTTATAGTCGTTCCACTCGAGTTTATCCCCGAGCATTTCGTAGTATTTCTCGATTAGGAATACTTTAGATTTCTTCGTCCTCTTCTTCGTCTCCGCCATAAAGTAGTTCCTCGGTTATCTTTTTCTTTCCAGCCTTCGAGTTCTTCTCTTCGACTGGGCTGACATCCATGACGGAAAGGGCGATCGGTTCATCAATATCGGGCTCAATGCTCTCTGTCTCGCCGTCGTTCTCGTATTCAAGCTCGGTGATCCTAAGCTCCATCTTTCCGCCAGAGCTGGATACAAAGTTACCCTTGAGGGTGATTGAACACTCGTCGTCAGGTTGCTTTGAGTTCGCGTATGCCCCAAGGGCGGCGTTTTCAGAGAAGTCGATTATTGCTTTTTGCATGGCTAAATTGGAAAGGGGTTAATGTTTATGGGTGAAGTCTCTTCTTTTTGGCAACCCAGTCAAGTTTAATATGCCTTCGGTTTGATGCGATCGGATTCCGAACGAGGCGCACCATGAAGTTGAAAGTAAACGTGTGGGTATGTGAGGGCGTCAAGGATGTGTTTGTATGGAGAGTTTGCTGGCGGCTCAAATGGAGATCCCCCTTTTTTAGCAGAGGAGGTTAAGTTTCCAAACATCTCGATCGTTCGATTGCAGGTGGCATCAAGGATAAATCTCTCCGTTTGCAGGGATTCAATTAGCATCTTCACGCGGAACGCGACTGACCCATCTCCTTTTGGCGCGGGCTTCATCCAGATCGGCTGAGTTATGAGCTCATACTGCTCAGTGGACTTCCTCATGATCTCCCTGGATGCGTCTAAAATAAGCTGCCGCTCGATATCGCCGCCTGATTGCCGGAATCGAAGGGTCGAGGAGTCAGATACGAAGTCAAATCGAAATGCCCTCCTGGCCTCGGAGTCGTTGAGTTTTTTTGTATCTGCTGCCGCGCGGACCAGCGTGTTCATCTTTCCGTAAAGCATGTGTATCATTTGCTCGAGGGGGATTTTCCTGCCCACCACTTCCATCTCCCCAACCTGCATCCACATGACTTTGTCCTTTACGTGGACCATCTGCTGGAACGTGAACCCGTTGTTTACGTCACCCATGTCGGCACCCAATATGATCGGGAGGCCTGGCTGAGCGACCAGCGATCGCTTATCGAGGATATCTCCCTTGATGTGAATCTCAGGGATGAAGTAGTCCTTGAAGATGCCGTCCCCAAGGATCTGCTTAACCCACAGCCCCTTGACGAGGCGATCAATGGAGTTGGGGTCATGGCGATACTTGTCCCTGATGTCGTCCAGGTAGTCTTTGTCCATCCACTGATTGTCGCTGAACGGGAAGTAGATCCTTCGGTAGTTCTTCAGCCAGTAGTCCCTTGCCTTCGCTTCTTCAGGTTCAACAAAGAAGCGATCGTGAAGGTAGTGCTCCGGTCCCTCCTTAGGTGGATTGGTTAGGCAGATAAATTGCTTGTGCTTTACACTTTGTCGGCGTAGCTGCTGGGTAAGCTTCTCGAAATACCGTGAGTCATTTTTGTCGCCCATTTCCTCAAAGACAATCATTGAGGCCTTGATTGGCTTGAATCGCGCATCAATAATGGACACGCTGGGGCACGGCTTGAAGATGATTTGAGACCACCCGCCATATTGATTGGCAACTTTGATGAAGGTCGTTTTTGATACGTTTGTCCTGGGGCCGACAGCAGTCAGTCCTATGTTTCGCTCCCATTCGGGAATCGTGTGGCGCTCAATGTCCTCAATTAGGCCCTCCTGTAGGCCGGAGAGCGTGTGGGATGTTACGAGAATGTTTGCGTCCCAGTTTTCCCATGCGTGACGGATGATCTTGTGCGCCACGCCCCATGACTTCCCTCCGCCGCGTTCGCCGTCCAGGATGACATATTTTGTGTAGTCATTGAAGAGCTCCATCTGCGCCTTGTTGAGATCTGGCCACCAGACATCGTCCTTGGTCTTCTTGGGCGGTTTATCGCACTCAGGGAAGTCTGGGATCGCTTCATCCAGGGGGTCGTCTTCTAGTCCAGCCAGGTATTTTATGTGGTCATCAGATTTCGGCATCGGCTTTTTTCGTTTCCTGATTGCTGTAGACGTTCTGAGTTAAGTTTGGGGTGGTGCCAAAAACTTCTGGGGGGCCTCCAAAGCCTGGCTTCTTGAGCGGATCCTTATCCTCCTCCTGTTGGCGCTTCTTGATCTCCCTGATCTTGGCGCGGGTGATCATGGTATCCTCGGCGGCGCGGGCCGTAGCACGGACTTCCTTTTGAATCTCAAGCAAGATGGTTGTGGACTCCTTGAGCTTCTTGTAGCCTGAGTAGACGATGGTCCCTTCGGCATTTGTTTCGTCAAACAGATCTGGGTTCAACATTATGGAGTTGACCTTCTCAAGTTGCTTATTGAACAGAATCATCAGTTTGGCCGTGTTGTTGACCATCCCGCCGTAAGTCAGATCGATGACCTGTTCAAGCCGACCGTTACTGAACTCTGCAAGGGGGGTCAGGAACGCGATCTCGTCTTCCGCGAACCCAAGCTCAGCAAATCCCTTTTGAAGCGATCTGTCTTGCTTGGCCATGGCTATCTCCTCCTTGTCGTAAGCTGTGAGCTGGACTGGGCGGTGAATCTCTGGATCCTCTCCGTCTTCTTTTACCCACTCCGGCTTCCACTTTCGGCACAGGATATCGTCGGCCTTGACGTGCTTTTTAACGGTAGCACCGTGGCACCCTAGGATTTGCGCTGCCGTGTTAAAAACTCCGCCAGAAGCCTCAAGGGCGGCGTCTAGTTCAGCACGGCGCGTTGCAGTAATTTTCAATGTCTTAGGCACTGGCGTTTTCCTCCATTTCTTCCAACGCTTTACGAGCGTTTCGTTTGTGGTTTTTTCTTTGATCCGTATTTTGGATGGTTCGCTTCGTGGCGGGGTCTGCCCATGTGTGCTTGATATTGCAGAGTGATTTCATGTTCTGGAAAACCCGGCGCTTAACCGCAGTAAAACACCGATTGTAGAGCGTGTTGTATTTTGCGAGATGGGTTCTCTTTTCCCTGGCCAGGGAGTTGGAGTAATCGCGGAGCGTCTTCAGTTCTCTTATCCTGAAGGAATCGATTTTCCTGTCCCACGCCCTGTTGAGCTTTGCTATGTCTTTTTTTTTCGCGATTTTGATTCCGTCAAGCTCTCGTTTAGCTGCGCCATACTTTCGGCCTGCATCCAACCGCTTCTCGTTTATCTTCTTGACGTCAATCTTCTTCTTCTTGCAGTCAGGATCCAGGTCTGCGTGGCGATCGGCCTCGCGCTTAATCCAATCCTCAATCGTCTCACCTTCAAGCCTTGGCCTCAATTGGAGGTTCAGGGCAGGGCGCTTCACTGGCTTTTTCCGGCCAATAGAGTCGGTGCCATCAAAATCAGATTCGCTCATAAAGTGTGGTGTTTGCAGATCTGACGGAACAGCCTGTGGCTTGGGGAGGCGGCCAGGTGCTTCCATTTGAATGATGGATTAATCGCCTTCGACATGATGAATTTGACGTCCCTGGACTTGTTTAAATCGAACCCGCAACCAGAAAAGAACTCCTTGATATCGCCATAAGGGACTGTGTCCCACGACTTTAGCCAGTAAATTTGTTGTATGCGGGTGACGGATAGGGCGCACCTGCTTGCTATCTGCTCATCCGAGAGTGCTGTCGCGTGGCCAAGCTCGCGGTCAGCGGCCAGCAGGCGGATGAAGCCTGGGTTGAATGTGTCTAGCTTGTTCCAGACTCCGTTGATTGTTGACTTAGGCATCGTTTTTTAGCTTCTCCATTTTCTTAAGAACGGACTGTCTTCGATCTGGTTTGGGCACTCCTGATCTTTGAACATTGCCTTTATCGGGACGTAGCACCCGCACAGTCCGCACGTTTTTTTGGCCTGGCCATATATCGGACAGCGAACACACTGGTGCATCCTGTGGTGCCAGGTTCTCTTGGGGGCTACCCCCTCTTTGGATGGGATTAGGGCCATCGAAACAAGGGCCGGAAGGTTGGGTCGGGCAGCACGGACGGCTTGAGCCCATTCGAATATTCTCTTGATCTTCATCTGGTTGCATAAAAAATTTCCTCTCGTCTCATCGTGTGGCTAAATTGGGCCGCCGAAAGTTTCATGTCAACACTATTCGGACATTGCCTCAAGATCGGATTCATCGAGGTAATTGATGGGCTTTGCATCGTCGTCTGTCACCATTTGACAGCGCCCGCGCACCCATGTTTTCACCCAGCCAATCCAGCCCCTCTCGTCGCCGTGGCCTCGTCTCTGCTTCTGAACTTCAATGCTCCCGTCGGGCTTTGCTTGCTCGGATACTAGCGCCTCGTTGTAAGTTCCATTTTCCTTTTGATCCCGCTTCAGGGCAGCAACTTTCATGTGCTTTGGGACATTTCTCCAGACGGAGAGGAAGTTGTGGATAAGGTTCACGATCTCGCCAGCTCCCTTTGTTTCGTAGATCGATGGCGGACGCGCTAATTCCTTCTCGCTGGGCGGTTTGCGTGGGTGGACGATGAGGAAGAGGTGCATCCCAGTGTCGTTCGCAAGGCGGTTAAGTTGCTCAACAAAATTCTTTTGGGCATCCAGGTCATCGCTCTTGATGTCACACATCATCATGTTGTCGAGGACGGCGTATTTGCACCCGTATTTCCGAGAGCACATGCGGAAGTATTCGTAGATCTTTTCAGCGGTCATTTGGCGATCCTGCTTGCGGTTGACGATGAAGAGATCCT